CGGGTCAAGGCCGGATTCATGACCTCGCCGATGCGCGGCCTGGGCAGCCGCATGAACTTCGTTCCGGGCAGCACTTCCATCGCCAACAATATCGGCATCATGGCCACCTTGAACGGGCAGGCAACCGGCCTGAACAGCCGCATGCAGAACAGCATACGTTACGATACCCCCAACATGAACGGCTTTGCCGGCGCCCTTATCTGGGCCCCGGGGGAAAACCGGGCAGCGGGGCAGAACAATTACGCCTACGGCGCCGGGCTGAGCTATCAGCAACGTTCGCTCTATGCAGGCTACTCATATCTCAAATGAGCCCTGTTCTCCCTCTGTAGCCCCCAATTTGGGCTATTTTTTGACCTAAAAATAGGCACTGTATGGCAGCAATAAAATCAAATACTTAAAACTGTATTTTGGACTAGGGAAAGCACACGCTGAGCTAACTGCATATGCCACTATCGAACAAGGTTCATTAAGGTACTATAGAGAAAGCGTTGACGCGAAATAAGCTGGCAGGACCTCCTTGATGCCCATCAAGCTAACGATGCACCGTCCTTTCGCATCATAAGTTGATCATTACACTCAGTCTTGCGGCTCTCCTTTACCAAAAGTGCATATAAGACATACCAATTTTTACGGAGACACATCAACGTCATTACTCAGTGATTTCTCATTAAGATTCCCTAAGTTTAATTTCATACTAAAAATAAGATGACTATAGAAAATCATCGGGAGGAAGCCATTTCGCCCTGAATCTTTAAAGGAAAACAGCCATGAGACGATCGCGTTCAACCCCTTTACTTTGCTTAACCACCCTACTTGCTGCCTGTGGTGGTGGTAGTGGCGATACTCCCTTGACGTCAACAGGCTCATCAACGACCCTCCTTGCCGAAAGGATAGTGTCAAATCCGGCAGCGAGGGGAGATTACAGCAACCCGAGTACACCTCCTCAGACTCCGCCCAGCACAGGAAATCCGCCTGCACCTGTCACAACCACAATTTCCAGCATAACCCTTCAGAAAACAGGAGCGCATTACACCGACAACGCCATTGCAACGTCTGCAGCTACGCCAGGTTCCCTATGTACGGCAGGAGGCAGCTCACGCCCACTTGCTCCCGCCATTCAAAGCACACTGCTTACAAATGGAGGCAGCGATGGGTTTGACTGCGGCTTGAATGTACCTACAGCAACCGTCGCAAATCCAATCGGGACAAGCATCGTTCCTGGGACGACCGTGACCGTCAAATTAGGAGAAGCGGTACTGAATGAGCGGTCGTTAGCAGGGGCCGCTGGAGGGGCGCTTGTTGCTCCGACCGCGGGAATTCCTATCGGCGATGGTGACATTAATCAACTTGGCATGACACTGAGATTTACTGTAGATGGTGCACCTCCACTGACCTTTACAGGGAGAGCAACGGTCCTAGAGTCTGGGCCTATCGGCGCTGCCGTCCCGCCTGCTTATCTCACCGCCTGCCGAACATTCGCAAGCGCGCAGCAGCTTCCAGCTGGAGAGCCGGATAACTGCGTCGATGATACCTTCGAGGATTTCAGGGTTGAGTTTAGTGGTCCGCAAACGGTTGTCGTTGGAGCGAACACATTTACTGTAGCGATAGACCCGCTTTCTTTTAGGGACAGTCAGAGTGTGGTTGACATCGTTGCGCGGGTGTCGCTAGCGGCCGTAACACCACCACCACCGCCGCCGCCAGGGGATGATGACGATGATGACAAGGGCCATGGCCAAGGTCATGACAAAGGTCACGGTAAGGGCCATGACAAGGACCATGGTAAGGGCCATGACAAGGATCGTGACAAGGACGATGACAGAGATAAAGATAAGAACAAAGGCAAAGATCGAGACAACGATCGAAATGACCATTCCAACAATAAAGGAAAAGGCCATAGGAACGATCGGTAACTTTTAACGATCCTCTCCATTGAGCCAACGTTTTCCTCGGCTACTGTACCTGTCCTGATCATAAGGGCGTATTAGGCCTTGAATATTCGGCTGGCTCTTTGGAGAGGCATTTCCCTACGACCGCTTGGCAATAACATGAAATGGCCGGGTGCTTACCTCGCACTTGCCTAGTGAATGTCTGCTTTTCGGATTCGGCTACTTACGCTTAAGATCGACTTCGTTCACTTTGCTCCTAAGGTAATCCGCTATGTATTCTTGAAATTGCAGCCGATCCTTACAACGCTGCCATATAACGCTTAGCACGCTCTACCACGCAGTCGCCATTTGTCATGTCGGCTCCTGTGCAGGCGCGTTATCGTGGCGCCAGATACCGGAAACAATGGCTCCAGCGAATAGCTGAGCAGCAAGCCAAGCGAGGAGGCCCCGCTGCTAACCATGAAGGCAAGGGACCTACTCTGATACCCATCGTATGCCTATGGAGATGAACGACGCCCGGTCACTCCTCAGAAATGAGGAACCGTGCATCGTGATGACGAAAGATGGCAGAAGGCGCAGTGTTGCCTGGCTTCGCCCTCTCCGCAAATTCTGGTACAAGGACGAACCGGAAGGGTTAGTCAATCCGGACGAAATAGAAGAATGGTGGCCTGCTTATTTCAGGTGCTAAGGTGACACGGACTCAAAAAAAGTGGCGAGTATCGCCCATGAGATCACGCAGCTCACGGATACTCAGCCCCGACATCTCATGCATGTTGAGCAGCATCTCTGCCGATAGATCAACGTGCTTGTTCCGTAGCTTCGAAATATTGCTCTTTGTGACTCCAAGTGCAGCCGCCAAATCAGTATCGGTCTGCCCTGGGACGAGACCTTTTAACCTGTCCAGCAAAGGATTCGGGTCATAGGAATCCAGCTTTAATACTCGAAGAGGGCGAACCATACGTAAATCTGCTGATCCGATTAATCGGAGTGCTTTTCATTCGTGAGGCGATCACGAATCATAGTCAAAAATGAAAGCCATTCACTTTCTTTAACGTACACGATGCCATCGACACTGAGGGTATGCCCGTTAGGCACGTTTCTCAAAAGAGGGGAATCATCGGGAATAGGACGACAAAACTCTATACCAGCCGAACACACAACTCGCTCCAATTTGTTTCTTGTTGGAACTATTTTCGCATAGCTTTGGGTCGTGTGCCGCTATTTGCGTCATCGATGTATAGAATAGGCTACAAGCTAGCCTCCAGCCATTCCTACCAAAATGCATGCCCTCTCCATCATCAAAAACCATGCCCTTCACGCCCTGGATGACGACAGCGAGGAACCGAAGGAGCACCGCATGGCCGAGTTCCGCTCCCTCGCTGATCCTCGGACCGTGCTGGAAATGGCATTGGAAATCGAGCGGCGCCCAGCTCCAGATTACTACGCCGAGGTGCTGCAGCTACTACGGGAGTTTGTCGAGTACGCGGACAAGCAGCCTGGCGAGGAAACGCGGGTGCTGGCAATGAAGGCTAAGGCGCTGCTCTAAAGACTACCCGCCGTGCCGCGTCATCTTGCGGTACTCCCATGGCGGCACGGGGTTGGCATCACGCCACAAGCCGCGTCGCCCTTCCTTTGCCTGCTCCTCAACGGCCGGCAATGAACGGTCCTTGTTGTACTTCGGATAAACCCAGGCATAGCCGCGTTCCACCTGGGCGCGGTTGACCTCCACGCCACCGCAAGTCACCACGGCGACCGTGCGGCCGTAGCGGTCCGTGTCCTGCGTCTCGTACTGAGCATCCTTGTTCCAGCACAGGTCGGACAGCGACTGTCGAGAGCGTTGTCCGAACGGCTGTGACTTCTCAGGTGCATCCACGTTGGCCAGGCGGAGCTTTACAGGGCGATTGTCCTGCAGGATGGTGAGCGTATCCCCGTCGGCAATGCCGATTACCTTGTAAGCGTGGCAGGACAGCGGGAGGCAAAGTGCGAGTGCGGCTATGAGTTTCATAGCCGACATTATGCCGGGTACTTGGCTTTCAGGTAATGCAGCGGGACAAACATCTCGTCAAAGCTACCATCCTTGACGTTGTGGAGCATGACGACGCCATGCCAGTGCTTGTTGCCCTGCGGCCCGAGATAGCTTTCATGATGCTCGTAGCAGCTCCCAGCGATGATCGCCGTAATTGGCTGCCCGTCTGCCTTGAACGCTGACGCACTCTGCCGGCCTTGCTGGTGGCCTGCCAGGCAGCTCATATGCTTCTTGTTCAACATGGCTTGCGCACTGGATGCCGGCCGCCCCATGGCTCCCGTAGAGAAGTAATGCGAGAACGCCACCCCTTCTATCACCACCACCTCAAGGAACGGGTAGACCTCCCAGCCGTACTTCTCGTACTGCAGATCCTCGATGCCGATGGTCCCGTCCAGCATGGGTTCGTCATTGATCGCCCGCAGGATGCGTTCTTCATGGTTCCCCAGCGTCAGGACCATGCTCGGACGGTATAGCCCCTTCTTGTTGGCCAGCCGCATCTGGTTGTATTCCCGCATAGGGCCAAGCAGCGATTCCATGCCATCATGCGCCGCCTGGATGTCTGCCCGGTACCGCCTGCCCTCGAAGGACTTCTTGCCCTTGTCGTAGCTGGAAAGCGACTCCATGTCCGCGAAGTCGCCGGCATGCACGATCACATCGGGCTTCTTGGCGACGATGTACTGGCCGATGGAGCGGAGGAAGCCGTAGTCTTGTCCGGGCTTCACCTGGCTGTCAGGGATGAAAAGTATCTTCATTCAATTCCTTGAGGTGAATTCGCCGCAGAAATCATCTTCCGCCACAGTCGGGAAATCCGACCCGCAGCCATCCGGCGTCGTGATCCAGATAGGCGGGTAACGGTGGCAGTTGCCGCCCTCTTCCTCTACCGGCCGATACCAGGCACAGTTAGCGCACTGCATTACGCAATCTTTCGGCATGTCGGCTCCTATTTGGATGCGACCTTCTTGACCTTCTCCACGGTCCTGAGGCCAGATATGCCCAATAAGCCGCTCACGACTACCCACAGCAGATCCGCATCCGGCAGCGGAGGCTCTGGCCAGCCCTTGATACGCGCCACCCATGACAGAATCGGCTGCAGCAGGACGGCATAACCGAAGCCAGTGCCGCCGATCCACAGGAAGTACGGTCGACCACCGGAGACGAACAGGGACGGGTTCTGCGCCTCCTTGGCGTTGATTTCCAGCTGGGCCAGTACCTGCTTCAAGTCGCCGTCCTGCGTCATCTTCAGCAGCTCAAGCTCTGCCCTAGCCTTCTCGGCGGGATCAGGGAACAGTCGGCTGATGATGCTGCCACCGAGTTCTAGCAGTGGCGGTATCAGTAGTGGATTCATGCGTTCTCCGATGCGTATTTGAGATTGGCGACGATGCGCCGGGCCCAGCCCTTTCCAAATTGCGGCCAGGTCGAGAGCTTGGTGTAGAAGTCCAGCCGCTCGGCGTTGAAGCGGGCCAGAACGTCGGTTACGGACATAGCCTTCACCGCGGCGAGCGACACAGGCCCGATCAGCCCGTCATCCGCCACCCCGACGGCACGCTGCAGGAACCGGACGGCGTTCTCTATGCCGTGGTTGTAGGCAGCGTCGAACACTTGGAAGGCAATGGCCGGATCGTACTTATCCCCATGGATGCGCTCCCAGTAAGCCACCCGGGCGATGAGCTTGGCCCGCTCCCGAGGAAGGTCGCGCATGGGCCCGGTGTAGCCGGATGCCCGGGCAACCCGCAGAGTCACGCCCCACATCGTGTCTCCGCCCGGGTCGGACGGATGGTAGGCATACCCGCCCTCGTGCCCGATAAGCCGGTCAAAAGCCTGAT